AAAATAGTTTTCTTATAATAAGAAAAACACTAAACCCTATTGAGGAACATCTTCAATAGGGTTTTCTTTTATCTACTGACATTGACAAATCTGATAAACTGTGAAATAATAATGAGACATATACCATACCTAACCATATGAATATTTTACCTATTTGTGAAACACCTTATGAATTTGAAGTCATCTCTGATATTACTGGTCAAGGGATGGGAGTTTATGTAAGTGTTATATCACAATATGCCAAACGAGTAAATTTCAACACAAAAGGCACGTTATTATTTAAACAACGTGTGGCTCAAATAAAAGAATTATCCCCTTCTTCTGATTCATTTTTTAGTGTGGAAGAAGAACGTGATTTTGAAATTCAATCATCTGTCCTTAGAACTGTTGGTTGGCGTGGAGTTGAAGAAGAATTTACTTACGAGAATATTCTTGATGTGTGTTCAACTAATCAATCTATACGAAAACAAATAACTCAAGCATCAAATAGTGTGGGATTATTTTTAGATTCATTAGTTGAACAATTAGTTGAATATACTAAAAATGAATTAAAACTATCCGAGAAACAAAAGGATGGTGCAACGTATAGGGAACATCTTAAGGCTGTCGAGGAAATGACAGGGATTACCCCACAAGAACTTACTACTGTGGAGGTTAGCCACATTATTATGTACTTGTGGGAGTGGTTCTTAGATTTAAATAGCACACGTCAAAGTGGTATGGGTATGAATGCTATCTCCTACAGCGAAATCAAAGCATGGTGTGAATTAGTTGGTGTCTCACTATCGCCTTATGAAATACGAGTAATTAAATTACTTGACCGAGTGTACTTAGAGCATTACAACAGTAAACAAGATAAAGAAACATCTACTAAATAGAGGATTAAATTATGTCAGCAACAGATGGAACAGTTAGTTTTTCGATTGAAACAAAAGTTGATGCCACAGGTATTGATAAAGCAGTTGAGAAAGTTTCTAGCTTAGATAAATTAATTAACTCTATTAATAAAGTTGAAATGACTATTAATTTCAGTCAAGCGACTTTATCATCATTTAAAAGCATTGAAGATAACATCAAGAAGATGTCTGATGGTTTTGAAGCATTAGGTAAGGATTACAGCAAAGCCATGCTTGAAGGAGCTAAGATGGCTCGTATTGAGATGGAAACTCAAGGTAAATTACAGATTGAAAAAGAAAAACAAAAAACACAAGAATTGATTGGTATTAATAAAGCAGCATCAAATTCAATTGTGGCTAATGCAATTGAGACTGCTGATAAAATTAATGAAGCAAATAAAAAAGTTAAAGCACCCACATTTGATTTAGATGCAAATAAAGCCATTATTGATTTAAAGAATTCGTTTGCTTTACAAAAACAAGCATTAGATTCTGGCAATAAAGAATTATATGCGGCACAAAGTGAAGCAGTTGAAAAGTTATTGGCTTTGATTCCAGAATCAAATAAGAAATCAATCTTACTATATCGTCAGACAGCCGCTTTAAAGTTAGTTGAATCTAAACGCGCAATGCAATTAGAGATTGAAGCAGAAGCCGAAAAGAATAAAAAGATTGTTGCTGCTGTGGATGAGGGCAAAAAAATAATTGCGGCTAAAGATGCTGAAGCGGCAAAGATTAAACAAGCAAGTGTTAAGAAACAAAATGATGATGAAGCAAAGCAACATGAATTATTTCTTAAATGGATTGAAGACCTTGGTGCAAAAAGATTAGCTAATGAAGTAAAACTTGGGGAACAACGTATTGCTGAAGCAAAACGTGTAGAAGATGAAATAAAAAAGATTGCTGAAGCATCATTAGAAAGTCAAAAGAAAGCGCAATCTCAAGCAGGGATGATGCTTGGAAATATCACAAATACCGCACCAAAACCTACCGCATTCAGTGGAATGCCTTTAGGTCTACAACAACAAACACAAGCACAACAAAAAGCAACAGATACAACTGGAATGTTACTTGGTAACATTAAAGCATATACACCTGTGTCATCAGCAAGCCAAGCATTACCATCAGGTCTTAGTGCTATGTCTGATTCACAGAAGCGTTCTCTCGCTGAAGCCAATAAAGCAATTGAAGACAATAATAAAAAATGGCTTGAAGGTGTTAAGCAAGTATCTACACAAATGGAAAAAGATGAGCTTTACTTACGTTCAGTAAGAAGAACATCTATTGAAATGGAACGTAATGACCGTCTCAAAGCAATAAGAGAAGCCGCTGATGCACAAGCTCGTGAAGATAGAATTATATCGCGTCAAGCAGCATTGAATTCAACTTGGATGGGTCGTCAAGGTACAACATCTACAAATCAACCAACTCCAAATACTATAGGCACAACAAGCGCATTAAATGCAGTAAGTGATTCGCTTGGCAAAGTTCAATCAGCATTAATGCTTGTTGGTGTGGCAATGTCTGGTCGTCAAGTTCTTGAATATGCCGATAACTGGTTACACTTTGTGAATGCTGTGGGTATTGCCACAGAGAAAACAGGTGGTGCTGCTCAAATGCAGGAAAAGTTATTTAAACTTGCACAAGATAATCGCGCACCATTAGAAGCTATCACATCTATTTATTTAAGAATGTCCCGTGCGGCTGAAACCTTGAATATGACACAAGGCGAAACTGTCAAAATGATTGATGTGGTTACAAAATCACTTGCAATCATGGGTACATCTCCAAATGCTGTTCGTGGTGGTTTATTGCAATTAGAGCAAGCATTGGGTGGTGTAACAGTTCGTGGGCAAGAATTTAAGTCTATCTTGGACAGTATGCCTAATGTGATGAAAGTTGTTGCTGAAAATTATATGGGTGCCGAGAAAGCAATCAAATTAGAAGAAGCAGCATTAAAAGGTTTATCACAAGCTCAAATATCTGAAATCGAATCGACAAAAGTTAGAGCCATGAGTATTGCTGAACTTAGAAATAAGATGTACGAAGGTAAGGTATCTTCAGAAGCATTTGCTCGCGCTATTATTATGGGGCAAGAAGAAATTGATGCCACATTTGAAAAAACACATAAAACATTTTCACAAGCATTTACAACTATTGAAAACGGTTTTACAAAATGGGTGGGTCAATTAAATCAAGGTACTGAAGCATCTGATAAGTTTTATCGAATGTCACAAAAAATAGCTGATAATTTTAATATTATTGTGGGAGTAATTGGAGCAGCTACAGCGGCTGTAGGAGCGTATGCATTGTCATTTGCTGGTATTGCTATTGCTATTAATCCAGTTGGAGCGGCAATAGCGGTTATTGCAGGATTAACGGCTGGATTTGCATTGCTCAAAGATGAAATAAAAGTTACAGGTGATGGTCTTGCAACATGGGGTGATGTGTTTGAAGTGGTCACAGATAGATTGGGTGATTCAATTTCAAGTTGGATGACTAAATTAGGTGATTTTAAAGATTGGTTAGATAAAAAATTCCCTAATGCTAAACAGATTGCAAGTAATGCAATGGAATCAGTTGATAATGTTGTGCAAAAAATATACGACTTATCTCCAACAGGTGTTGCTGGAAATTGGATATCTGGGCAAATGGATTCTGCCACAAAAGAAGCTGAAAGAAGAAAACAAAACGAAGCAATTTATACAAGTGCGTTTACTGGTGCAGTAGATAAAAGTATTGGTTTATCAAATACTGATTTGGCTGGATTTGGTTCTTTTGCTTTAAATGCTACGTCTAAATTGCAATCTAATATTGAAAATGTCATTCCTAGTCAAAATAAAGGTTTTGATTTTAAATCATTTGAACAACAAAATGCAAGTGCAAGAAAACAACGCGAATTAGAAAATCAACAGATTGAAAGACGCATTGCATTAGAAGGGTCATTATCTGAAGTAATTAGTAAGGCTGATGCAAATAATGCTAAACAACTTCAATTATCTAAAGAATTATCTATTTATGAATCTGAAAGAGTTTCACTATTAAAAGAAGGTTTAACTAAATGGAATGAAGGTCATCCAAAAGATAAAATTGAAGATTGGATTGATTATGAAGCACAATTAAAAAATCTAAATGCTGACCAATTAGCACAGTTAGACGCTAAAGCAAAAAAATATGCGGCTGATAAAATGGCGGCTACAGAAACTATAAAAGTTAAAAATGCAAGTGAAGATGCATTAAAAAATGCACCTATTAAATTAGAACAATTTGATGTTCAAATTAAAGATTTTCAAAGTAAGTTATCATCACAATTACAAACATCAGCAATTAAAAACCCAATTAAAATTGCGTTTGAAATGGATGAAACTAAATTTGAAAAACCTGCGGCACAATTCAAATCATTAATTGAAAAATCAGCTAAATCATCAGGTGTGCCAGCTAATCTAATCGCATCTGTGATTCAAACTGAATCTCATTGGAATCCAAAAGCTGTTTCAGAAACAGGTGTTCAAGGATTGGCTCAATTTACTAAGCCAACAGGAAAATATTACGGCATTACCGATAGAACAAATGTAGAACAAAATATTGATGCGGCTGGAAAATATCTTGCTGATTTAATAAAACGCTTTGGTGGTAATTTAGAAAAAGCAGTCACTGCATATAATGGTGGTGGTGATAAACAATATGCTTCAAAAGTATTAGGTTTGTATGGTAAGCAATCAACTTCTGAATCACCAGAGATGATTTCTACTCAACAACAATTGAATACTGTAATGGCGGCTAGAGATAAATTGGCTGATGCTATTAAAAATAAAAATGGAATACTTGTTATTCAAGCTAAAGAGCAATTAGAGCTTGAATTAAAAAAAGCAAGTGAGTTAGATAAAGAATACAAACGAGCTGAAGAATTATCTAAAATTCAACAAGCTGATTTAATGAAGCGTGAAGAACAAGCAATTAAAATTGCTAAAATTGGTTCTAAGTTTGATTATGTACCTGAAGCATCATCTCAATTATTAGCAAAAGAGAAAGAATTAAAATCACTTATTGCAAATAAAGGTGCGATGGCTCAACCTGAATTATCTAAACGTAGTGAAGAAGTGTCACAACGATTGATTGATAATGCTAAGAAACAAGCTGAAGCTGAAAAAGATATTTTAAATATTACAAATGAAAAAATCACAGACTATGATGACCATGTATCAAAACGGACTAAAGCTGAATTAATCTTTTTAGAATTGCAACGCAAAGGCAATGAATTAGCTAAGGAAGCAAATAATATCAATAAAGCTCGTGACCAATTGACATCTGGTGCATATACCGCATTATCTGATTTACAGTCTAAGAATCGTGAAGGACTGATGACCCAAAAACAATCTACATTAACGGGTAGATTGAATGCTGTGTCAGAAGTAGAAAAACTGTATATTAAAAAAATTGGTTTTGAATTATCAGGCGATGATGCTGAACAAGCAAAACGTGAACTTGAAACCTATATTGGTGATTTAACATTAAAAGCCAAATTAGAATTTGATGCACAGAATACACAAGAACTTGTTTCAGGTTTAACAAATGCAGCTAATGCATTAAGAGATTCATTTGGTCAAGCTGGTCAAAATGCAGCGGGTATGTTAACTTCCGTAGGGGATTTATTATCCATAAATCAAAAAAATACGGAATCAGCTGCCAATTTATCAAAAAACTATGGTGATTCACTCGCGTCATTGAAAGATAGCACTGCTCCAATTGAAGAAGTGAACAGTAAAATAACAACCATGACTACTGATTACTATGATAAGAAAAATAAATTAGATGAAGATTCAACTCAAAATCAAATTGGTGGATTAGCTAAAGTTGCAGGTACAACATCTAAAATGTTCTCAGCAAATTCAAGTGCGCGTAGAGCAATGCATGCAATTGAAATGGGATTAACTGCCATTGAAATGGCAATGTCTATTAAAAAAATTGGCACAAATGTAATTGAAGCAATCACAAATCAGGGTAAAGGCGACCCTTACTCTGCATTTGCTAGAATAGCTGCTATGACGGCTATTATGGCTGTTATTGCAGGTGGAATTGCAGGGGTTGCTGGTACAGCTAGCGGTGTTCAAACACCAGAGGGTGAGTATGTTGGAATGAAGGCAACCTCTGAAACAGGGACGGTGCTTGGTAGTTCTGATAAAAATTCTGAATCAATTAAAAATGTTGAAAAAGCATTGAATGACATTCATTCTAAAGAATATCCACAATTGCGTGGTATTAATGAAGGAATGAAACGCTTAACCGATAGTATAGCTTCATTTATCACAGTATTTGCCAAATTAACTGGCTCATTTACTGATATGTCATTTGGTTTAAAAATGCCAGCTCAACCATCTAATACTATGGCTAATATTCCATTTATTGGTGGTTTATTTACTAAGACTACAATTACACAATTGGGTCAAGGTATGATTATTAAGAGTTGGAATGCTTTGCAAGATAGTATGGTTGAAGCGTCAAAAGTAATGTCGTTTACACGTTATGAAGTTAAAAAAGAATCTATGTTTGGTTCTTCTACAAAAGTAGTTGAAATATATGGTAAGGTAACAAATGAATTAACTAATGCCCTTAATAGTATTTTTACTAATACAAAAGATGTGTTATTGAAATCTTTTAAAACATTAAATATTATGCCATTACTTGAGCAATCAATTGTTAATTTTAAATTACCCACTCAAAAATGGGATTGGTTTAAATCTACGGATAAACAAGCATATTTTAATAATATGATTAACGCTACTGTGGATAGAATTGCTGAAGTATCTAAAGCTGTTCTTGGTGAATTCCAAAAACTTGGCGAAGGTATGTATGAAACTGTTGTGAGATTAACAATTGATAGTGTTGCTGTATCACAAAAATTTAAAGAAATTGGTTACAATTTCAAATCAACTGGATTAGGATTGATTTCAATATCTGAAACATTGATAAACTTAAATGAATCATCTGCTGGCGCAAACGATGGTTTAAAAAATCTCATCTCATCTTTAGATGATTTTTATAAAATAATGTTTTCAAAAGGTGACCAATTCTCAAAGAATGTGGAGTCATTAAAATCTCAGATTGTAAATATTAATCTTAAAAACCAAGAGTCATTTGCTGGTAGTACTGCTACATCAATGATGACTACTGTAATTAAAGATGCAATGGTTACCGCTGTCTCAGACCCATTTATTGATTTAAAAGATGCGCTTTTAGGAGTTAACACTACTGCATTAGCAAAACAAGCAAATAAAATTGTTGATACTGATACCAAAGGCAAAACAATTTATCGTCAAATGACTCCTGAAGAGTTAGCATCTCGTGCGCAAACATTATGGTCATCTGATGAATTAAAAAAACGAAGCACCTATTCTATTACTGCTAATGATTTAAAATCAATGACTGAGAGTAAGTTAGAAGGTACACAGCTTTCAGCCACAATTCTAGCTAATGCATTGAAAGAAAAAGATAATGGTGTTTATACTAATCTTGAAAATCAATTATATTTGGCAAATAAATCATTACTGGCTGTTGAAAATGCAAATACATTAGTAAAAGATGCATTGACTAATCCATCTAAATACATGAATGTAGCAAACCCAACATCAATTCAAACAACTGCTGTTTCTAGTGCAATTGAAAAAGCAATGCTTGGAGTTACACCTGAATTAGCATTAGCTTTTGCTAAATTACCACAACCAAATAGAATTGAATTGCCAACTGATGTGAATAAATTAACATCAAAAATGCTTGTTGATACTTTTGAAACTCAAGCTAAATTTGTTGATTCTATTGGTGTTATTGTAGATGGATTAAAAGGGCAAGTTAAATCAGATTTAATTACTAATATGGATATTAGTGCATTAAATACAGCAAGTGCAAAAAGATTTAATCAATATAGTAAAGCTACATATGGTGGTCAAACTGGATTGGCATCAATGACATCTGCTAGATTAGCAGAAATAGACCCCTCATTACTAAAAGGTTTATTTAATATTGGTGGTGGAATGGGCACATTAACTAATTCTAAAAACGCAGCGGATGCTGATTTCTATACTAAACTATATGGTATTGTCACCACAAATGACGCTCAAGCTAAGAACATTGCAAAATTATCGGAAGATTTAGCTACAAATGTTCCAAAATATGTTTCTACCACATTCAAAAATGTTGATGATGCAACACAAAAAACAATTAGTGATAATCTTATCTCAATATTAAGTATTACTGATGTTAAAGAAAGAACATCTAAATTTGCTGAAGCGGTTGGTTATTATACTGATAAACTTTCTGCTGAAGGTCAAACATTAACCGACATAAAAGATACTAGAACTGCATATAATGCTGTTCAAGAATATTATACATCCACAATTAAAGCTATTGCGGAATCAGCATTAGCAAAAATGACAAGTGCTGAAGACACAAAGAAACGTGCAAATGAAACATCTTTGTTACTACTTAATTCAACACAAGATATCACTGAAACATTAAATTCTATCTCACCAGATTTAACAAAATCAGTAGAATCATGGATATCTGGAT